GTCTTGGGCTTTACCGCATTTTCCAACGGCTTTTCCCATTCTTTCTCTACTGCTGCATACTTCTTGATTGCTGCATCGAGAATCTTTTTCTCCACGTAGACAAGTTCAATTGTCTGAGTGCGAATATGCGACTGGAAACTTTCCCAAGTTTCAGCCTCGGGAACAAAGTCACCAGCAGTCCGTACCGAATGGCCCACGAGAAGTTCTCCGCGAACCACCCGATACGTTGAAACTGTGTTAGCCATGATGTAACTACCTCCGTCAGAAAAACTTACATCAGTTACGCGATTGCGGCTGAGTAGAAAGCACCCAACTCAGGAGCGACAACCTTCTGGTCATACGCCATTTCAATCTCGATGCGGTCGGATGCAATCAGTTCGTTGCGGAACTTCTTGATACGGCCACCCCAAGCGGACGCTCCGAGATATCCCTTCCACGAGAAAGTGTAACCAGCAGAAGGAACGTCACGCGACGGACGAGGCGCGGTGTAGCAAAGCAGGAAGGATTTACCTGCAAGGTACTGCGTCGCGGGAGTCACATCGGCAAGCAACTCGTCGCCCAACTCAGTCGCTTCCACGGCCTCAGCAACGTAAATGTGTTCCACACCAATTGCCTTGGCAACAATCTGCTCGGTGACAAAACCAGCAGTCGTGTACTTGATGCGGTCCACGAACTCAGGGTGGTTCATCATCGTGTCCCAAACTTCTGGGCCAAAGACAATCGTGTTGGGTTTCACACCAGTACGACGGTGGAATGAACGACGCGCAGCAATGAACGTCTTGATCGGACTGGAAGCGGCCTGATCGAACTGAATGAACTGTGCTGCGTTAGGAGCAGCAGCAACACCAGCCAGATCAGTTGACCAGATACCCGTTCCAAAGAAACTGGAAATCCATTCCTTCTCACGACGGAGAAGAGCCTGTTGGGTGATGAGTTCCGTACCAGTACGGTCGAGGTTCCAGTTTTCGTCCGCAGATGCACGGAACTGATCCTCAATGTCATGGTGAAGACCCCAAACGTCAGCGGCGTAGGTGTCCTTGGTCTGGTTCCACTCAACACCGGGGGTTTCAGTCCTCGGTGCTCGCTTCTGCATGTTGGTCTGCAAGAAGGAGCGACGGCCCATCTTGTAGTAGAAGTCAGTCTGCTTGTCCACGGGGACATTAGGAAAGACCTTATCTGCAATGAATTCTGTGGTCTGCTGCCCGTAAGCAACCATGACCTGTGAAAGCGGACGGTTGACGTGAACATCGCCCGGCATCATGTATGGCATTTGATTTTACCTTTCTTCTATTAGGAAACTGCGCCGAGCGGCTTGAGCAATACGGAAGCGACAAGACTCGTCGCGGTGGATGCACTAACCGTGACACCAACAGCAGCACCAACCTGTGCGGTAGCGGAAACCTGACCAGTTGCGTCGAGGTACACAGTGACCCCAGCAGCAATGGCCGCATCTGTCATAACACGGGTGACGCCAGAAATCATCACGGTTCCAGCAGCACCAGCCGCAGCGGGCTTGTTCTGCAAGACACCAATAGCGTCATCTGTTGCAGCAGCGACTGCAACGATAGTGGCACCACCCATCTTCACAAACTTCAAGAACGAAGTGGAGAGGTCACCGGCAGTAACACCCGTGATGGCAAAGCCTGGGATATCGTAAGACATTTTCTAACTCCCTTCGATTCTTTTAGTTGGAAGTGACGGTGGACTGGTAATCCGCGCCACCCATGAGTGAAACTTCGGCCTGCTCGATGGTGTCAAAATCGCCCTTGGAAACAAGTTCCTCAGCAGCAGTATGGTTCTTGGAGACTTCACTGTCACCATGACCGGGACGACCGTATGCCTTGAAGATGTCGCTCTGCTTCAAGTTCTCATTCGATGCAGCAAGCGTCTCGGTAAGAACCTTGAAGCCTTCGGGATCGGATTCGGACGACTTCCGCAGCGACTTGGCAAGTTCCACCTTGTCACCGGGAATGTGCGTGTAGGACTTTGCGAGAGTGATGAACTTGTCTGCTTCACTCTGCTCATTCGTCTCCGCGGCCTTACGAACAATCTCGGCTGCCTTCGGAGTCAGACCCTTAAAAATGTCCTCTTCCTCGTCATCCTTCTTCTCGACCGGCTCGGCACTTTCCAGTGACTCGATGTAAGCCTTGAGATCGTCGGGCAGTTCTGCACTGTCAAACGACTCTGGGCGGGTGATCTTATTGGGCATGACTGCCCCACCTTCCTTGATAATGTTGTTGACGCGGGTATGGATAAGAGTGGACTGACTTTCCAGAGCATCAGCCTTTGAAATGGTGTCACCAGAAACCCACTGCTCAAACGCGGTATCCATAACCGTATTGAATTCGGTCATCACGTCCTCGTAGGAAGTTGCTGCCTTGCTAATGTCACCAGTAAGAATCTTGGTGACACCTTCTGCTAGAGCGGTTGAGAGATTCAACGCTTCCACAAACGCAATTCTCTTACCTACACCTTCTAGGACAACAGGCTCGACAACATCTTCATCATCGTCCTCGTCATCCTCGGAATCTTCGTCGTCCTCTTCCTCGTCCTCATCATCTTCGTCGGAATCATCGTCGTCCTCATCAACCTCATCGGTATCGAGTTCGTCATCAACATCAGAAGTTTCCTTGCGAATAATGATGATCGACTTCTTGATGTTCGTAGAGCCGCACTCAGGGCATTTGTCCATGCCGGGTGCCATTTCTGCCTTGCAATCAGCACAGGTCAACAACCCCTTGCGCTTCTCGACTACCTCTTTTGCCATGAGGTTATTTCCCTTCTATCCATTTTGACAATAAATTGGATTTAATAATGCCTGTTGATGACATTACCAGATTACTTTGTGCAGTAGAAACTGGTGAATGTTTTTGTGAGGCAACAATTCGTCCACCAATCGGAGTTACCCGACGAATGCTTGGAATTGCCTGATGAGTACCAAGGGCTTTCTGCGCTGCACGTAGACGCTGTACTGCAATTTTCTTTGCCAACGCAGCAGCCTTTTTATCCGCAGCAAGTTTTTTGGCAGCAAGACGTTTTTTAAGAGCAAGGGCTTTAGACGCGATTGCTTTTGTTTTACTAGCAGCAGATTTTCCTCCACCCCCACCAGTTTTCTTGTCACCACCATTTGCCTTGATACTTGCCCGTGCTGCTTTTACATGCACATTCATATCAGCAAGAAGAATTGACTTGGCATCCTGATTAGCGGCTGTAGTACCACCCTTACCAAACTTACTCTTTGACGCCGAAGAAGTTTTAGTAAATGTCCCCCCACTATTCGGAGCAGCACTACCGGGTTTTGCTCGTGGATGCCTGCTGTCTTGCCAGTTCTGGGC